AATAGTCAAATAACGTTGAACATCAACGCAATCTAATATAATCTGGAGATCTATGCTACAAAAGATAGGCTTTGCACCTGGAATCAATAAACAAATCACTGCTACAGCCGCAGAAGGCCAGTGGATAGACTGTGATAATGTTCGTTTTAGATACCAAACACCAGAGAAGATCGGTGGGTGGAAACAGTTGGGTGCTGATAACGTAACAGGTGCGGTTAGAGCATTGCATCAATTTACTAATAGTTTAGGTAGAAAATATTCTATTATAGGATCAAACAGAATTTTATACGCTTTTTCTGGTGGTGTGTTCTACGACATACATCCCATTAAATCTACAACAACGCTTACAAACGCATTCAGCACAACTAATGGATCAGCAACAGTTACAATAAATTTTTCTGGAGACCATAATATATCTGCAGGAGATATAATTTTATTAGATAATTTTACAACAATAACAAATTCTAATTTTGATTCGGATGATTTTGATGACATAAGGTTTATGGTTACGACTGTGCCATCGTCAAATACGATTACAATTACAATGCCATCTAACGAATCAGGATCTGGAGCTTCAGAGTCAGGCGGTATTAGAGTACAACATTACTTTAAAGTAGGACCCGATGTGCAATCACAAGGTTTTGGTTGGTCACTTGGATCTTGGGGTGGAACAGAAGTAGGAGCATTTACAACAGTTTTATCTTCAGACATATCTTCATCTGCTACTAGCATTACACTAAACGATGCTTCACAGTTTCCATCGTCAGGTACAAACTTTATACAAATAGGAACAGAAGAAATATCTTACACAGGTATATCTACCAATACACTAACAGGTGTAACAAGAGGTGTAAGAAACACTACAGCAGCATCACACTCTGCAGGAGCCACAGTAACTAACTCTTCTAGTTTCATAGCTTGGGGTGAAGCAGCATCGGGAGACTTAATTGTGGATCCTGGTATGTGGTCCATTGATAACTTTGGTGATAAAGCTATCTGTTTAATTGTAGACGGTGAATGTTTTGAATGGAACTCTGCCGCAACAGATGCAACAAACTCTAGAGCAACTATTATTACTAACGCTCCAACTGCATCAAGACACATGCTCGTATCTACACCGGACAGGCACTTAGTATTCTTTGGCACAGAAACAACGATAGGTGATAAGTCTACACAAGACGATATGTTTATTAGATTTTCGTCTCAAGAAGATATTAATACATATACACCTACAGCAACCAACACAGCTGGTACACAGAGACTGGCCGACGGATCACGGATCATGGGAGCGATTAGAGGTAGAGATGCAATCTATGTATACACAGATACAGCTTTGTTCTTACAAAGATTTGTAGGTCAACCTTTTACATTTGCTTTCGTACAGGTTGGAACTAACTGTGGACTTGTAGGTAAGAACGCAGCAGTAGAGGTAGATGGAGCTGCATACTGGATGTCAGAGAATGGTTTCTTTAAATACGCCGGTGCTCTCGAATCACTACCATGTTTAGTAGAAGATTTTGTTTATGATGATCTTAATTTAGATTCAGGTAATCAAATGATTGCAGCAGGATTAAATAACTTGTTTGGTGAAATTATGTGGTTTTATCCAACAGCAAATTCAGGAGTTGTAAATAAAATGGTTTGTTATAATTATCAAGACTCATCACCACAAAGACCTGTATGGACGGTGGGCACATTAGCTAGAACATCATGGGCTGATTCGGCAGTGTTTGGTAAACCACACGCTATGGAATATGATGCTGATGGTGTTGAGCCAGCAACTTCATCTACATATGTGCAAGGAAATACAGATGGTATCACAACATACTATCAACACGAAACAGGAACAGATCAAGTTAAGGGTGGAACAGTGACAGCTATAACAGCAAATATATTGTCTGGTGACTTTGATATTACACAACAACTAGCAAGAGGACAATTATCTGGTACACCAACATTTAGAGGAGATGGTGAATTTTTAATGAAGATTAGAAGATTTGTACCAGACTTCGTATCTCAAACTGGTAACACAAGAGTGACTTTAAATTTAAAAAACTATTCTAATGATTCGGCAGCTAGTTCTTCACTTGGACCTTTTGACGTTAGTTCATCTACAACTAAAGTAGACACGAGAGCTAGAGCAAGAGCTATAGCTTTAAAAGTAGAAAATACTAGCACTAGTCAAGACTGGAAACTAGGAACATTTAGATTAGATATACAACCAGATGGTAGAAGATAATGGCAAAGATAGTACAAGTATTAACAAGACCAAGTGAAACGTATAGACAAGATGTTGCAGATGCACAGGTTAGGGACCTTGACGGTGTCATACAAAAATTAAATACAACGTTTCAACAAGAACTAAAAGATGAGATGGAAGCAGAAAGCTTCTTTATAAATTAATGGCAAATAGTTTTATAAATAAAAAAGCAGATCTAACGACTACAAATTTGACAACATTATATACGGTGCCGTCGTTTAAAACTGCTGTAATTAAATCTATCTTAGTATCTGAAGATTATGGATCAGGAGCTAATATAACAGTGACTTTAGTGGACGCGTCAGGAAACATATTCAGCTTATTTAAAAGTAAAGCCGTATCTTCAAACACCACTGTTGAGCTGTTGACACAACCTCTTGTTATGGAGGCTAGTGAAGCTCTAAAAGTCCAAGCCAGCGATGCAAATGAGCTGCACGTGGTGGCTTCAATATTAGAAATAGAACCAAGAGAGGTAACAACATAATGCAAACAATAAAGCCAGAAAAGATAATAACAACTATATCTAACCTTAAAACAGGCGAAGTATACGAATCAGAAAGTGATTGGAAGGCAAAAGGAGTGCCAGAAAAGGAGATAAGAAGAGATATTAAGGTAATCATGCCTTCGCTTGATTTACTAGGAAAAACAAAGTAGTGTGGAAAAATGGCGATAACTAGATCACAAATAGCAAGACAATTACTAGCAGAAGGAGGAGCTCCTAGACAAGGTTTCCAAATGGGAAGCAATGTCGATGAGTTTCGTCAGCCTATTGCATATGATGAGTTTCGTAGACCTATATTTTATGAGGATTTTCAAACTCAAAATCAATCTGACAATGATGAAGATGATAGGGGTATAGTAGATAGAGCAAGAGATTTTGTTAGTGAAAACAGACAAGGTATATTAGGTTCAGTGCTTGGTAGTGCTATATTTGGTTTACCTGGAGCAATCTTAGGTGGCTTTTTAGGAAGACGTAGGGATCAAGGATTTGGTATGTTTGAATCTGCTAGAGATAGAGACGCGCGAATCGCTCAAGAAACAATAGCTGAAAATTTTAGACAAAAACAAATGGCCGAAGAAGCGGCTAGACAATTAGCTAACAGAGAGACTGGATCAATCACAAGTGCTTTTGGTCAAACGATAGATCCTGGTGATTTAAGTGTTGGCTTTGATTCTGATACAGGTCAGTCTTTTTCTGAATATTCAGACCCAGGTACAGCTGCCTCATACGAAGGTAGTTTTGCTGACGGTGGAGATGTTAGACAAAGATACGGATTAGGTAAACTTGTTAAGAAAATAACTAGAACAGTTAAGAAGGTCGCAAAAAGCCCTATAGGTAAAGCTGCAATACTTGGAGCAACTTTAATACCTTTTGGAGCAACTAACGCAAGTTTAGCGCAAAGAGCTTTTGGTGGTTTAAATCTACCTTCATTCTTACAAGGAGATGCGGTTAAAAATTTTTTTATTAAAGATGGCGCACTAACTACTAAAGGAGCCATTACAGGCATATTAGGTGCTTCCGCACTAGCGGGTATGACAGCTCCAAAAGAAGAAGAACAAGAATCTTTATCTCAAAGAATAGCTGATAGAACAGGTCTTGATATAGCTGCTATTAGAAAAGAAGTGCAAGATGCTTATTCAGCTGGTGATATTAGTGGTTTAAGAACTAAATATCCTTTCTTAATACCTACAAGAGCCGCAGCTGCTGAAGGTGGTATGATGGATCTTGGCGGTAATGAGATGGATCTTAGAGGTGGTGGCTTTGTGCCAATAGGTAAAAAAGAGAAGGCAGATGATGTGCCAGCTAGATTATCAAAGAATGAGTTCGTTTTCACGGCTGATGCAGTTAGAGCAGCAGGTGGAGGAAGTGTTGATAGAGGCGCAGATCTAATGTATAAGACAATGAAACAACTGGAGAATAAAGTAGCATAATGGCAATAACAGAATCACGTGTATTACCCCCACAGTTTATAGAAGATCTTGCAAAAGATTACGGTACACAATTAACAGCGTTAACAGCACAACCCATAGATACGTCTAGATTTGCACCAACAGTTGCAGCTCAAGACCCATTACAAACACAAGCAGCTACATTAGCATCATCAGGTATTGGTTCATTCCAACCTTTTATAACAGAAGCACAAACACAAGCCACAGCTGCTGGAACAGGAATTACAGGTGCCGAGTCGTTATTAGGTGCACCAACAACACAACAAATTACAGACTTCATGTCTCCGTATCAATCACAAGTTATTGATGCAACACTTACAGAGTTTGACAGAAACAGAGCAATACAAGAACAACAAATCAAAGATCAACAAGCTAAACTAGGAGTTTTAGGTGCAGGTAGAGCAGGAGTACAACTTGCCGAGTTCGGAACGGGAGCAGATAGAGAAAGAGCTTTACTACAAGCAGGACTATTACAACAAGGTTTTAATCAAGCACAAGCTGCTAGACAACAAGACTTTGCAAATAGACAAGCATTAGCGAATCAAAGATTAGGTTTAGCAGGATTTCAAACAGGACTAGCATCACAAGTTCCTGGCTTACAAAGAGCAGACATTAGTACTTTAGGATCAGTGGGCGCTATCCAACAAGCACAGGCACAAGCTCAAGCAGATGCTGCTAGAGAAACTGCAAGATTAGAAACTTTCGAACCGTTTGAAAGACTTGGAACATTTGGATCAGGTATCGCACAATTAATTAGTGGCTACCCAGGTAGAACACAATTTACATCTGTGCCTAATCCAACTCCATTACAAACAGCTCTTGGTGTAGGTTCTACATTAGCTGGAATATACGGAAACATAGTAGGACCAGTAAGAATAAGAAGCTAATGAATAGAATATTAAAAAGACCGATGTTCAGAATGGGTGGTGGTGTTGAAACACAAGGTATTATGACTGGTGTTAGAGGCAGCTATCAAGATGGAGACATTGTTAAAAAAGTAAGAGATAGATTAAAACTAATAGATCAAATTGCACCACAACCAGGTAGAGGTTTTGGTTCACAACCTTTAAATGATTTTTTAATTAACTTTGGTTTAAATTTAGCATCTACTCCACCAACAGGAAACATATTACAAACTGCAGCGGGTGCAGCAAAAGAACCGTTTTCAATATTACAAGCACAAACAGCACAATCAAGATTATCAAGACAAGGTTTAGCACAAGATATTTTAAAAGATCTAACAGATGAAGATGTAGGTGCTATTGAACAAGAGATACAATTAAGAATGGATGAGCTTGGTGAAGACAGAGCAACAGCATCGAAAACTGTATTAGATAGAAGAGCATTTGGTGTGTTAAATGAACCAGGTGAATTAAGAAGAAAAGAAATAGATTCTAGATCTTTAGTTATACAAGACCAACAAAGAGTATCAAAACCAGTAGCAGATAACCAAGCAGAGTTTGAAGTTGACTATCGTAAGTTTGAAAAGTCAAACCCTGAAACTAGCTTTGATATCAACGCTCCATTCTGGGCACCAAAAAGAAAAAAATACATCGAGGGATATACATACTTAGATCCTAGCAGCGGTAAATTTTTAAGAAGATCAAGTGGTGCTGCAGGTGATCCAAACAATCAAATCCCAGCAGGATTCGAAGACGTATCAGCAGATATAAAAAGACCGTAGGAGGAATAAATGGCAGTAAAAAGCTACAATCCTTACGAGTTAGAAAAACCGGAGAATGAAACTGGTTTAGCAGTATCTATAGCATCAGGCATTGGGTCCGGTTTAATAAAGATACCACTAGGTTTAGTATCTGTTGCAGCAGAAATATATGATGCAACACAAGGTGAGGGTGTTCCTTATAATGAAAGTGCTGTTGCAAGATTAGAAAATTTTATAGATGACAGTGTAGTAGGTCAAGTCGTTCAAGGTTTAGAAGACAGAGCAAGAGATACGGCTGCAGGTAAAATCACAGAAGCACTGGTACAACTAGGTGTGCCTGCTGCAAGAGGTGCAAAGATAGCTGGTAACATCGCAGCAAAAACTATCAAAGGTATTAAGAACGGTAACAGAGTTTCACTTAAAAATAAAAACTTAGCAAAAGGTATGCGAAAAGCGGACCAACTCAACAAAGGTGCTAGGTTAGGTCGATTCGCTGCTACAGCTACAGGCGGGGCTGCAGGAGCTTCTTTAGTTTATGATGTAGAAGATATAGGAACTTTTGGTGATGTCTTTGATCTAGGCACAGGATTAGATAGAGATGCAAGACGAGACACGGACGACGAAGCATTACGTAGATTAGAAAACAGAGCAAAATTTTTATTAGAAGGCGTAGCGATTGCACCTTTTGCTTATGGTGCTGGTAAAGTCGCTGGTCTATTGGCAGAGAAAGGTAAGAACTTAGCATTCAGTAATTCTACTTTTGAGAGATTAGTAGATAAATATGTAGCTGCACCCTTCAGACCAAGAGGTAAAAAAACACAAGAATTATTTGAAGCGCAAATGAAAGTAGAGGGTCAAGAAGGAGCTTCTGCCATTGTAGCAAAAGATTTACTAAGAGATGTAGACGAATCATTCAAAGGTATATTTAATAAATCAACAGATGTAGCTGCGAGAACAAAAAATACAGATGAGATTGTAACTAGAATGGACGAGTTATTAAAATCTGGTACAGACGCTGTTAAAAAAGTAGGTGGTAAAGATACTTTTAAATTTGTTAACTTTGGTAAAAAAGAATTAAAAGAGTTTTATAATTCACTAGACAATATCAAGATACCAAAAAAGCAACAACAAGAACTAGTATCAACATTAACTAATTCTAGAAATGCATTTAACGCATTAAAAACTAATTTATTACAAGGCGGTAACTTACAAAAAGGCAATAAAGAACTATCTGATTTTTTTAGTAATCGTTTGAAATATACAATGAGTAACGATTACAAGATATTCGAAAACAAAAAACTAATTAAAATAAATCAATATGTGCCAACCAACGAATCAAAAGAAAAAGTAGCACAACTATTTGTTAATTACGCAAAAGCAAATAACACGTCACTAACAAAAAAAGAAGCCCTACTAGAAGTAGACGACATACTTAAAACTGTTAAGATGGATAAAGTTACTAGGTCTCCTGTGTTTAGGTTTGAAACTAAAAGTGCATTATACGATGGTGCAACACAAGAAGTTAACATATCTAGAGCCATTAGTTTTAATAAGTTTGATAAGAAAGACTTAATTACAGGACAAAAAGATCTAAAAGCATTTAGAGAATTGTTTGGTGAAATAAAAGATGCAAGAAGAACAATTACAAACACGATGCAAAGTTTGTCATCAGTCGCAGCTAAAGATCAATTTTTTAATACAATACTAAGAAATGGTAAAATAGTTTTTGATACACCAAATGCAGTGTCTAGAAATTTACCTAATAGAGAACTTGGCACAAGAGCTAGAGAAGGTATGCAAATACCATCACCACTAGGCGAGCAGTTTTATACAAATCCTTTAAACGGTAAATTTACAACACGAGAGTTTGAGGACGCAATAAAATTTGCAGAACAACTACCTGGTGAAAGTTTGATGAAGAACGCCATTTATAGATATTTAGTGGCAATACCAAAAGGACTAGCACAAGTATCTAAAACAGTTTTAGGACCATTTACACACATGCGTAACTTTACAAGTGCCGTAGCGTTTAGTTTAGGCACAGGTAATTTATTTAAAGATCCTAGGTTTGTATTAAGTAATTTTAAAAAATCATTTAATACTATACAACCACAGTTGCTATACAGAAACTTACCAAAGGACCAAGCAGAATATAGATTCTTATTAGAAGAAGGTGTAGTAAATTCAAGTTCTACATTTCAAGACGTGCAAGGATTATTAAAAGATATTGCAAAAGGTGGAGATGTTATTGAAAGAGTATTTGGTAAACTTGGTAAAACCACCAATAAATTATTTAAAGGCGCCCAGGACTTGTACGTTGCAGAAGATGACTTTTACAAGATCTATAATTTCTATGCAGAGTTTGATAATTTAAAAAATGCTTTCAGAGGTACAAGACCAGATTTAGAATTAGCAAGAGAAGCTGCCAAGATAGTTAGAAACACAGTGCCTAATTATGCTTATGTATCTAACTTTGTAAAAGGTTTACGTAGATCACCACTTGGTAACTTCGTATCTTTTCCTGCAGAGATTATCAGAACATCATTTAATATTGTTGAACAAGGTATAAAAGAAATGAAAAATCCTGCACTACGTAGTATTGGTGCAAGAAGATTAATTGGATATGGAACAGCTGTATCTATTATACCCCCTGCAGTCACAGAAATATTTAGAGGTATCTATGGTTTTACAAGAGATGAAGTTGCAGCTCTTAGAAGATTTTTACCGGAGTGGTCTAGAGAATCTACAATTATACCAAACAAAGACAAAGACGGTAATTTATACTACACAGATTTTAGTCATGGTTTTGCTTACGATACAGTAGTAAACCCAATACAGTCTGTTATAGCAAATGTTGAGGGTAATGATGAAGAACCACTTATAAAAGGCATGGTAGAGGGGTCATACAAGGCCATAGGACGACTTGTAGAGCCATTCATTAGTGAATCTATATGGATACAAGCATTACAAGATTTATACGCTAGAGGAGGCCGTACGGACACAGGATCACAAGTATGGAATCCAAGAGATCCAGCAGGTGATAAAATGTTTAAAGGTTTACGACATTTATCTGAAGCGCTTTTACCTTTATCAGCAGCTCAGTTAAGAAGGTTAGGTTATGCAGCAGCTCTTGGAGAAGATCCTAAAACAGGTAGAGATTTAAGTTTTGCCGGTGAGTTAGCTGGTTTCTTTGGATTTAGAAATATTAAAATGGATATACCCGAATCACTTGGTTATAAAATTACAGGATACAGTAAAGCTTTACGTCAAAGTAGAGGATTCTTGCCTAGACCAAGAGGATCAAAAGATACTACACAAGAAAACATATTAAAACGATTCGTTGAAGGAAACAGGTCCTGGTTCAAAGCATCTAGAGAAATGAATAAAGACATAGAGGCAATGAGAGATCTTGGTTACGATGATAAAGAGATAGGACAAATATTTGATAAACGTAATCTATCGAAAGACTTTAACGCATTATCAAATGGTCAATTTAAACCTTTTGATATACCTGATGGATTAGTAGACGAGTACATAAGAAACGCAGAAGAAAATGGTTACGATAATCCTATGACACCAGAGTTTTTCCAAGAACTTAATGAAATATTAAGAGAACTAAATCAATTATATTTAGATGATGTATTTCCAGACTTTTTTCGTGAAGCAGAATTACCAGGACCAATGGCTACTAATCCTATGCCAAACGTACAACCAACACAAGTTGCTCAAGCTCTGCCACAAACTGGTGGCTTGACACAAACTGAAGCTGCATTATTATCACCCGAAGAACAAATTATAAGACAAAGGACTAGAACTTAATGGCTATGGAACCCAAAACTACTAGAGAACATATTGTATCCCTGTATGGACACATATCAGGTGTTAAAAAGAACATTAATCACATGCACAAAGGTATTCACGAATTGGGTGGCAAGATAGACAAAATCTATTGGGTTCTTTTAGCTGCGGTGGGGTCCGTAGCCATACTATTATTAGAAAGATTTATAATTTAAATCCAAGACTTTAATTCTTCACCCATAACTTTAGATGCAATATTAATCTTTTTACGAAGAGACTTTACAATTTTTGTATCTACAGTATCTTCAGCTATAATATCTACGTATGTCACTACTTTCTTTTGCCCTATTCTGTGTGCTCTGTCTTCTGATTGCATTCTTTTTTCAAGATCATATCCATTAGAATAATAAATCACAGTATTAGCTTGCACTAACGTGATACCGTAACCACCTGTTTGTGGTGTGCCTACAAAGAATCTTACCTTGTCATTATCTTTAAAATTACGTATAGCATAGTCCCGTTGATCAGGCAGCGTCTTGCCATAATAATGGACCACGGAACCCTGACCATATTTGTCCTCTAATAATTTAAAGATATTTTTAACATCATGTTGATAGTGAGCCCATATAATAGCTTTGCCTTCTACTTCTTCTAACACATCTAACAATTCTGCAAGTCTGTTATTTTTAATCTCTTGTATTGTTCCATCATCTGCAGAAAAATGACCACAAGTTATTTGATGTAATCTCATTAACTGTGTTAGAGCTGTCATAGTAGTCACAGTTTTTCCATTTAATGTAGCTAAAGCTTCTTTACGCATTTGTTCGTATAGTTTTTTCTGTTCTGCTGTTAATTGTATTTCTCTTTTCATGTAAATTTTACTCGGTAGATCTAAACAATCTTCTTTCAATACTCTGTATGAAAAAGGTTTTAATTTATCAGACAACTCTGCTAGATTTTTAAAACCTGTCACCAGTTGTATAGACCTACCAGATATGTGAGCTGTCTTCATCACAGCATACCTCATTCTAAAAGAATAATATGATTCGTGATTTAAATGAAAAGGATCTAAAAAATAACATTGTGTGTATAAGTCTAATGGGTTTTTTGTTACAGGAGAGCCTGTCATTATCCTTCTGTACTTACAGAGGTTAGTTAGTTCCAAAATATTTTTAGTTCTTTTTGCTTTTGGGTTTTTAATTGTGGTTGATTCGTCTATGGCCATTAGAGATTTATGTGAACGTAAAAATTTTTTAGCAAAGTACAATCCCTTATCAGTGCTGAAAGCCTCAACATTCATTATTAATACATGTAAATCTTGACCCGTTTTAAACAGTTGGTCTAGTTTATCCTGCTGTTTTTTGTTAATGTTTGATTGCCATAATACGGTCACATTTTCTATGTGATTCGGTAGATGTGTAGGCAACTCTTGATTGTACCAAGTCCCTACAACACCTTTAGGTGCCACTATTAGTGCACCATCTACTTTACCTTTGTCGTAAAGCATGGCTAAATTATCTATTAGTACCTTTGTTTTGCCAGTACCCATTTCCATAAAATATGCGAACGTATCTCTGTTCCAAGATTTTTCCAACGCAGTTAATTGGTGCGCATACGGCTTAGTTTGAAATTTATATTTCATCTTTCTATTGACTTTCTAGCAAAATCCTATATATAAGTCAATATGAAAGATAAAGAAAGTATAAGTTATTCAGAGGCAAAAAAAGATAGAGTGCCGAAAGTTTATGTCGTGCAAGAAATTGCAGGCACAAGAGAAGGTCGTCCTAAATTTAATATCATGGGTGCATCAGAATTTGGTAAACTAGAATTTTTGTTAGACGAAAGATCACAAATGATTTTTTCTCCTGGTCCACTGATAATCAAACTTAAAAGTCTTTTAAAAGATTTCAAATCAACAGACTACTTGTTATTAACAGGTGACCCTGCTATAATAGGTGTAGTTTGTTGTTTGATATCAGACATAACAAACGGTAAATTTAATCTCTTGAAATGGGATAGACAAGAAAAAAAATATTACCCAATAGAGATTGATGTTTACGGAACAAGGAAAAATAAAAATGAGTACGATTGATTTTGAGAAAGACCAAGAAGAGATAATAGATAAAACTACAAATATAAATAAACTTGCAGATAAGATAAAAGAAATGCAAGCCGTCCAAAAAGCAATAGAGTTGGACGAAGAACAAATCAAACAAAAGAAAAAACATTTAGATTACATATCAGGAGAGGTAATTCCTACAATGTTGTCTGAAATGGGTTTATCATATTTAAAACTACAGGATGGATCTTCTGTAGAAGTTAAAACAAATTACAGCGCCACTATAACTCAAGCAAAAAAAGAGGAGGCGTTTAACTGGCTTCGTGAGAATGGCCTGGGCGATATAATCAAAAATGAGATATCCGTATCGTTCGGTCGTAACGAGGACAACAAGGCGGCTGATTATGCCAACCTTGCAAAGGGTCAAGGACTTGAACCGACACAAAAGTTGAAGGTCGAGCCCATGACCCTAAAAGCGCTAGTCCGTGAGCGTATGGAGGCAGGTAAAGAAATGCCAACGGAACTTTTCAACATTTATGTTGGGAACAAAACAACAATAAAGAGGAATAAATAACCATGAGCGAAGTAGCAAAGAAAAAACAAGGCGCATTAGCTGCAGTTAATTTTGAAGCTGATGCAGGCCAAGGCTTAAACATGACGCAAGAAGATCTTGCGTTACCGTTTTTAAAAGTGCTTGGTCAACTATCTCCTGAGTGTAACAAGAGGGACGCTAAATATGTCGAGGGGGCAGAACCTGGCATGATTATAAATACCGTTACAAACGAGATTTATGATGGCGTTAAGGGGATAGATGTCGTGCCAGTGCATTACAAGAGACAGCACATTGAATGGCAAGACAGAGGTGAGAGTCAAGGTGCTCCAGTAAAAATATATGAAGCTGGAGATGATCTACCTGCAACTACAAGAGATAAGTTTAACAAAGACAGGTTATCAAATGGTAACTATCTTGAAAACACAGCGAGTCACTTTGTAGTTATCCTTGGAAAAAATCCAACTACAGCTTTGATTTCCATGAAAGCTACTCAATTAAAAGTGAGTAGAAAATGGAACTCAATGATGATGGGTTTAAAAATGCAAGGTAAAAACGGTATGTTCACACCGCCAACATATAGCCACATTTACAAGTTAAAAACCGTGCAACAGTCAAATGACAAAGGCACGTGGTTTGGCTGGGACGTGTCTAGAGTTGGACCCATTAGTGATCCTGGTATTTACAAAATCGCCAAAGACTTTGGAGCAAACGTTTCAAAGGGTGACGTTAATGTAAAACACGGAGAACAAGAATCCAAATCCGATTCGCCTTATTAAAGACTTCCATTGGAAGGACCTAGGGGCGGTGATGGGAGACTGGACCCGCCCCCAAGAAAACTATTATGGAAGATTTTAGAAAGATATTTACAGGATTAAAGCGCGCCCATGGGTGCACTTATGTAGACAAGAAAGGTGCCGATGGACTAAAGATAAAAGGCAAGTCTTTTGTCAAAAGAGAAACTGTCACTGAAAAACATTGGCAAGATCATCTAAATGGTATTGAACCAAGTCTTGGTATAGTGCCAATAAACGAAGATAACCAATGTAGATGGGGGTGTATAGACGTAGACAAATACACTCTGGATCACAAAGAAATTATTACAAAAGTAAATCAATACACATTGCCACTTTGGGTATGTAGATCAAAAAGCGGTGGCGCACATATATTTTTATTTACAACAGATTATGTCCCAGCAAAACTCATGAGAGATAAACTTATGTCTGTTAGTGCTGTGTTAGGATTTAGTAATGCTGAGGTGTTTCCAAAACAAATTGAATTAAAATCGCAAGATGATACAGGAAATTTTCTTAATTTACCATATTTTAATTCTAAAAATACAACAAGATATTGCTTCAATAGTCAGGGACAAGCTGTTACAATTACGGCTTTTTTAGATTCTATAAAACAAGGCGCCCTCACACCTAAACAATTACAAGATTTAAAAATAAAAAGACCGCCATCAGAGTTTGATGATGGACCTCCTTGCCTCGAATCACTAACAAAAGAAAAATTAGACGACGGTAGAGACAGAGTTATGTTTCAGTTTAGAGTATATGCTAAAAAGAAATGGCCAGATAGTTGGGCTGACAAACTAGATGAATTTAATTTTAAACATTTTGTTCATCCCTATCGACACGATGAGATTGCAAAATTTAGAAAGGATAATAAAGATTATGGTTTCAAGTGTAACGAAGATCCAATGTGTAATCATTGTGACAAGCAGCTTTGCAAAACAAGACAATATGGTATAGGAACACAAACTATGTTCCCACAATTATCTGATCTACAAATCATAGAATTAGATCCTAAAATATTTAGACTAAACGTTGATGGAGAAAGAGTAGAATTAAAAGCAGAGGAGCTACAAGAACAAAGACTTTTTGTTAGAGCATGTATGAATCAAATACATAAATTTCCACCAACTATAAAACCAAAAGACTATAAAGACATGGTAGCGATGCTTATGGCTAATCCAGAAATTATAGAGGCACCAACAGGAGCTACTAAACTAGAACAACTTGCACAGCATTTAGAAAATTATTGCACAAGTAGAACTGCAGAAGGCGCAACAAAAGAGGATATGGAATCAGGAAATGTTTGGAACAAAGATAACAATCATCATTTTATATTTACACACTTTTATCACAAATTTTTACACAGACATAAATGGACAGAAAAATATGACATTACAATACTGTGGTTGTTAGAACATTGCGAGTGTGAACATGTTAGGATGAACATAGGTAAAAAGAAATTATCAGTGATAAAATTAAAACAATTTGAAAAAGAACAATTCAAAGTTAAAGAGAGAAAATTTAAAAAGGAGGATGCATTTTGAAAAAAGACGTTACGCTTATTACAGTTATCTGTATAGCAACTATTTTAATGACACATTTATTATGAAAACTATTGTATTAGGACCACCAGGCACAGGTAAAACTACCACTCTACTAAATGAAGTAGACATGTATTTAAAACAAACAGACCCAGATAAGATCGGGTATTTTTCTTTTACACAAAAAGCAGCTTATGAAGCTAGAGACAGAGCCATGTCTAAATTTAATTTATCAGAGGATGATCTACCATACTTTAGAACTTTACACTCACTGGCTTTTAGAAGACTTGGTATTAGAAAAGATGAAGTTATGCAACGTAGACACTATGAAGACTTAGGTAAAAAAATGGGATTGATAGTAGACTATCATGAATACGATAACGAACACACAGGATTATTTACAACTAAAAGTGATTTACTACGTATAGTTCAACTAGCTAAACTACGAGGAATCACACCGGAACAACAATTTAATTTAAAAGAACACACACAAGATGTGTCAGTAGAACAATTAAAACAGTTTGTACATGATCTTAATCAATACAAGAAGGAATATAATTTAATTGACTTTACAGATATGATTACAGACTTTATTAAATCTGATAGATCGCCACGATTTGATGTTGTGTTTATAGATGAAGCGCAAGACTTATCACAAACACAATGGGGTATGGCAAAATCTATATGGGATAAAACAGAACATACTTATATAGCAGGTGATGATGATCAAGCTATATTTAGATGGGCTGGTGCAGATGTAGATAGTTTTATAGCACAAACGGGAAAGATAATGCAGTTGACACAGTCATACCGAATACCGCAGGTAGTTCATGATGTGGCATCACGCATAGTAAATAAGATACAGCACAGACTACCAAAAGAGTGGCGACCAAAAACACAAAGAGGATTGCTTTCATATTATGATGACTTTGAACAAGTTAACATGAAAAAAGGTAACTGGCTAGTGTTAGCTAGAACTAGGTTTATGCTGAATGATTTAGAGGATCATTTATATTCTCAAGGATTGTATTATGAGAACAAATTTAAGACAAATCGGGAACAGGATTTGTACAAAGCTATAACTGATTGGGAAAATCTACGTAAAGGTGTGGATATAAACACGGACCAAGTGATTCGTATAGCGTCTTACATGACGCCGAAAAATTATCAGAAAGAAGAATTAAAATATCTAGACAAAGATAAATCTTACACCATAAGAGATTTACAAATGAGTCGAGGACTTAAAACAGATAAGGTTTGGTATGACGCTTTTGATGGTGCACCTGCTTCAAAAGTAAGGTATATTAGAAGGATGAGGGAAAACGGTGAGAAGTTAAATTCTAGTCCTAGAATAACTTTATCTACAATACATGGTGCAAAAGGTGGTGAGCAGGATAACGTAGTGCTCCTGACTGACTTATCTAGAAACACACAAAGAAACTACGAAAACAATCCTGATGATGAAAATAGATTATTCTATGTTGGCGCAACTAGAACTAAAAATCATTTACATGTCATCAGACCAAAAGACATATACAAAGGATATAAAATATGAAAACAGAAGAAGCGTTACAACTGGCAAAAGAATTAATCGCTGGACCTAGAGCAAAAACTTACGGCGATAAAATAGTAAATCATGCAAACATAGCAAAGCTATGGACAGCATATTTAGATAAAGAGATCACAGCTCACGATGCTGCTGTGATGATGGCTCTATTAAAAGTAGCGAGAACTAAATTTGGACAACCAACTGAAGATACTTATGTTGATGCAGCAGCTTACATGGCAATAGCTGGTGAGTGTAAACATGAAGATCAGGAGATAGAAGGTTGGTTAGAGGGACATAAAAAATGGAAGAAACAGAATGAAGACACTTCTATTTAAACCACAAACAGAGTGGATACCACCGACAGACTTTCCAGATCTTGGCAAGTATGACGAGATAGCTATCGACTTAGAAACAAAAGATCCAAACTTAAATAAAAGAATGGGATCTGGTTCTGTTGTAGGTGAAGGTGATGTGGTTGGTATATCATTGGCCACGCATGATTGGTGTGCGTACTACCCTATTGCACACGAGGGTGGTGGTAATATGGATCGTAGAATGGTTCTAAACTGGCTACAAGATCAAATGAATACTGATTCGATAAAAATATTTCACAATGCAATGTACGATATTTGTTGGCTTAGAGCTCTTGGTATTAATGTAAAAGGTCAGATTGTAGATACAATGATAGCCGCTTCATTAGTTGATGAAAATAGATTTAGATATGATTTAAATGGTTTATCAAGAGACTACCTTGGTAAAGGTAAAGATGAAAGTGTGTTACAAGAGACAGCAAAATCTTGGGGTGTAGATCCTAAAGCAGAAATGTATAAGTTACCAGCTATGTACGTTGGAGCTTACGCGGAGCGTGACGCCCAACTCACACTGGAGTTGTGGCAAGAATTAAAAAAAGAAATAATGCACCAAGACATAGAAAATATTTTTAACATGGAAACTAAATTATTTCCTGTGTTAGTTGACATGAGATTTTTAGGTGTAAGAGTGGACAAAGATAGAGCAGCTAGAGAAAAACAAAGAATGATTGAAGAAGAGAATAGATTATTAGGTGCTATTTATTCTGAAACAAAACTAGAAGTTCAGATATGGGCAGCAAGATCTATCGCAAAAGTATTTGATAAGTTAGGACTACCATACGAAAGGACTGTAAAGACAGGAGCTCCAAGCTTTACTAAAAATTTTTTATCAAATCATCCACACAATATTGTAAAAGCCATTGCAAAAGCTAGAGAGATAAATAAAGCACACACAACTTTTATAGATACAATATTAAAATATTCATCAAACGGTAGAATACATGCAGAGATAAACCAACTACGTGGTGACAGCGGTGGCACAGTTACCGGTAGGTTCAGTATGAACAATCCAAACTTACAGCAGATACCTGCAAGGAACAAAGACCTTGGACCACGGATAAGATCTTTGTTTATTCCAGAGGACGGTTGTAAATGGGGTTGCTTTGATTACAATCAACAAGAGCCAAGACTTGTAGTGCACTATGCTGCGCTTCAAGGATTCTTTTCTGTAGAAGATGTTGTTGATGCATACAAAAATGAAAATGCAGACTTTCACCAAATTGTATCGGATATGGCTGGTATTAACAGGACACAAGCTAAGACGATCAATTTGGGTCTTTTCTATGGTATGGGTAAAAATAAATTACAAGCAGAGTTGGGTATAAATAAATTACAAGCTGAGGATTTGTTTAAACAATACCACACAAAGGTGCCTTTTGTTAAACAACTTATGGACGCTGTCATGGATAGAGCACAGCGTAGAGGTAAAGTTAGAACTTTACTTGGTAGGCTATGTAGATTTCATCTATGGGAACCGAATCAGTTTGGTATTCATAAGGCCTTGCCTCATGATGAGGCACTGGCGGAACACGGACCAGGAATAAAAAGAGCCTACACCTACAAAGCTTTAAACAGGTTGATACAAGGATCAGCAGCTGACATGACAAAGAAAGCTATGATAGATTTACATGCTGAGGGTATACTACCCCACTTACAGGTTCACGACGAGCTTGACATATCTGTGCAAAATAAAAAAGAAGCTGATAAGATTAAAGAAATAATGGAGTCAACAGTGTCACTTGAAGTACCTAACAAAGTAGACTATGAAGAGGGTGATAACTGGGGCAGTATAAAATGAGGTTTAATTATGGCTTATTTAAATGCAAACATTCCTGTAGAGTATGCTCAAATAAGGAGAGAATTCTTATATGATCTTAAGAGTCATCATGGTGAAGTTGAGGATTGTATTATCTTTGGTATTAGTTCCATTACGGGCAAGTCTCTTCTTTTTCATGCCATTATGGAAAATGGTGCGATCTTCTACCGTCTACCAATTACTGCGTTCATTCAAAGAGGCTTTAAGCCAGAGGACGTTCCTAAGCGTAGACTTGATGAGTTACAGTTATGGAATTGTTTTAGTTATTATCCTTCTGTTCATTCTTGGGATATTCTAGAAGCACAAGCCGGTAAATACATTGGAAAAGACAAAAAATGGCACCCTGGTAAATACTTATTTACTGTTGACTTTGCTCATCCAGAGCCTAATATTCTAGATACGGACCATTCAGAGATTCCGCACGAGCATAAATGTGCTCACATCATAGCTCTCGATGATGGGAACTATGCAGCACAACCTAACAATAGATGCATTTGGGATATACCGTCCTTCACAGTGAAAGATGAGATACCTAAATGGAAAGTGCAAACATCTGAGTGGAACGTAGAGAACACAAGCAAGTGGAAGACTGAAGATACTGATAGGTTCTTCTACGAAATTGAGGAGAAGAAACATGATTGAACAATGTAAAAACGTTTGTTGTAAAGTCTGGAATTGGATTAAAGGACTATGGAACAAATGGGTCAATTGGATCTTTAAAGGTTTCTATAAGTAATTTATGGCCCTAAAAATTTCTGAATCCGCATCCGTACAAATGCCAATGAAGACGGTTGCTAGTTTGATCGCGATGGTCGCCATCGGGACCTGGGCTTTTTTTGGAGTACAGGAAACACTT